ATCTATATTGCCATAAATGCAACATTAATACAAGTAATTAGGCAAAAAAAAAGAGGGTTGTTACACCCTCTATAAATCTTTTTTTAGTTAGTTGGTAAAAACATTCTGCTAACTGGTGGTCTAGCATTTTTTTCTAACCAATAATCAATACTAGCTTGCTCTAACTCTGTAAAGTTAAGCTGCCCAACTAGATGGCTGTAATCATATCCAATAAATTGTGCTAATTGCTCAATCCTTGCATAGATTTCGTTGTAACTGTGTCTGATCTCAGTTAAATACCACTCACGATACACAGTAGGATTTTTAAATTTTCTGGTGTAAACAACGTCAGTTAGGCAATCAGGTGTGCCAAGACCAACTCTGTAGTTGTGGTTACCCATACAACTTTTAAAATCAGTTTGTTCACATCGCCATAGTTTTTTAAACCTTTTTAAATGGTCTTCTTCTGCACCCCAATGGTTAATAGTAAGACCAGTTTCAAACCTTTGTATTGGTTTAATGTGGCTCTTGAGTCTACTTTCGTATGCAGTAATAAGCATTTGAAATTCTGACTCTGGTAAGTTGATTTGATGTTTGTCCATGTCAAATAAGAATTAGGAATAAAAGTAAATAAGGTAATAGTGCAAAGGCCATAGGTCTATCCATATACAAGTTTGCCAAAGGTCATGATTTGCAATATAGAATCAGCTATTGAAGCATCTATAAGTCCAAGATCATCATTTGTAAAAGCTTGGAATATTTCACCACAATCATGTTGATTTAAATCAGTTTTACCCGAAATAATTTTTTCAATGGTGGTTAAAACATCTTGTACTTTGAATTTGTGCTTGTCACCCTCACAATCCTCTATTTTTATAGGAGAATCTAGAGTTAGGTCTACAAGCCATGCACAGCAACCCTCACATTCGTATTCTTGGTCATTTTTGTACCATACGTTGCCGTCCTCATCTTCTTCTTCTTTAATGTTTCCTATTGTGACCTCACAGGCCCAATAGTTAACACCCTGACCCATAGTGCAAAATAAATCTTTAAGGTCTTGTAAGGTAACGTCAAACTGATAGCTGACGTTGCAAGTGAATTTTTGTTCTGTAATTGTTGTCATTGGTCTGGTTAATAAAAAATTGGATAAAAAAAATGGGTGAAATTATTCACCCAAGTATGCGTCAACTAATTCTTTGTATTCAACAGAACCCTCGACTAGTTGCTGTGCAGTAATTGCAGATACAGTTGAGCTAGACATGAAAGCATTGATAAATGCATCTTTGTTAGCTCTGCCTTTGACATCTCTGTAATCAACGCCAAGCATTAAATCGCTAAATACAACAAATGCTCTTTTTGCTTCTGCTTTAGTGCGCTTAAGCAATCTTGCATAAGTACCTGCGTGTGTCATAAACCATGTACTTGCCTGTTCATGAATTTCGCTTGGTGTGAAAGTTTCAGTAGTCATTGTTATTAGAAAATAGTAATGTACCTTCTTAGTGTGGCATATATCCCAACACCTGTCAACAAATTAATTTTAAATATTGCGATTTACTCTACATTTCTCTATATTATGAATAATTTTATTTATTTTTTATGACACTTGCAGCAGTTAGACCAAAAACTATTGTTGTTGGTGTCTCAGATACTGGTCATCGAGTAGCAGAGGATCATCCAAATCATAATCCTCGTATTACTCAAGTGGTCGTTGATGCACTGCGTGAACTAAACGAAGAAGGTATTGGCTATGGCTGTCTTTCTATAATGTTTGGTATTTCTCGTGGTTATATAGCTCAAATTTGCCGTTATGAAAAAAGAGTCAGCTACGCAACTCGTTACAAAACAATCCAAGTTAGGTAGGCCAATAGCTAAGCCTGATCCTGTAATTATGGAAGAGGTTTTGTTTTGGATTTCTTCTGGTAATACTTTGCGTGCCTATTGCAGACAAAAAGGTAAACCTGCTTTTACTACTATTTACAATTGGTTGAATAAAGATAAAGAATTCAATGAACGCTTCGTGCGCGCGCGCGAGGTTGGATCAGACATGATTGCAGATTCTATTATGGAAATTATGAGCGAAACTCCTGAGATGATTGGAGGAGATAATCCACGCATAGATCCGGGTTGGGTGGCTCTCCAGAAGGCCAAAAGCGATGTTGCATTGAAACTATTGTCTAAGTGGTTTCCGCAGCGTTATGGAGATCGTGTAGGGGTAGAAGCAAAAGGAGATATTAACTTGACTATTTCAACAGGCGTTCCACAGGTGTGAGACAACCGTTGATCAAACTAGATTACACACCTCGGACTTGGCAGAGAGAATGCCATATAAAGAAACAAAGGTTTAGCGTTTACGCATTACACAGGCGATCCGGGAAAACAGAATTAGCAATCATGGAGCTAATTGATAAGGCCATGAAGACAGACAAAGAACTAGCTATGTTTGTTTATGTTGCACCGTTCCTGAGACAGGCAAAAGCGATTGCATGGGCAAGATTAAAACAGAAGATAGAACCATTGCGTAGAACCTCTGTAATCGACATTAACGAGGGTGAACTGTCGGTAAGGTTTAAACATAATGGCGCAATCATTAGATTGTTTGGGGGCGATAATCCAGATGCAATGCGAGGATTACGACTCGATGGTTGTGTTTTAGATGAAGTATCTCAGTTGAAGAATGAATTGTGGACAGACATAGTGCAGCCGGCTCTCTCTGACCGTCTTGGTTGGTCAATATTCATCGGTACACCTAGTGGCATCAACTTGTTTTCTGAGTTGTATTACAAGGCCATAGAGGAGGACGATTGGGCAGCAGCTAGGTATACCGTTTACGACACAGACAGCTTGCATCCTGATGAAGTGACTCGTCTTAAACGAGACATGAGTGAGACATCATTTGCAAGGGAATATCTATGTGATTTCTCAGCCCAAGGTGATGACCAGTTGATCGCATTAGCAGATACCGAAGATGCAGCTAAACGTATTTACCAGAAAGACCATGTAAAGCTGTCACCAATAATCCTTGGGATTGATCCGGCAAGATTTGGTGATGACCGATCTGTAGTGTTTCGTAGGCAAGGCAGACAAGCATTCGAGCCAGTTGTATATCGAGGTATAGACAACATGGAACTAGCAGCCAGAGTAGCCAACTTAATAGAAGAGTATGACCCGGATGCAGTGTTCTGTGATGCAGGTGCAGGTAGCGGTGTAATCGACAGATTAAGGCAACTGTCATATGACGTAATTGAAATACCGTTTGGTGGCAAAGCAATGAAACCAGAGCAATACATTAACCGTAGAAGTGAGATGTGGTGGTTAATGAAGCAATGGATAGAAGAAGGTGGTGCAATACCTAACGATGTAGCCCTCAAACAAGAGTTAGCAACACCGATATATTGGTACGACAATGTGGGTAGGCGTGTATTGGAAAGTAAGGATCAAATTAAAAAGAGATTGCAGGGAGCAGGGTCACCAGATTTAGCTGATGCACTAGCACTAACCTTTGCCCTCCCGGTAGCCAAGAAAGTACCGGAGGATATATACATTAAAAGACGCAAAGTATCTACACAGAAAGCAGATTATGACCCATACAAAGTACTTTAAACGTATAGCTACAGGTTTAGATGTAGACCCATTACTAAAATTGTTAGACGATAAACCAGAGTTATGGACAGAGATAACAGCACGCCAAGATTTTATAGGCACACCACATAAAGATACAGAGTCAATATACGTTAGAGGGCCATTAAAGATGAGCCAATACTATGTCATGTGGGATACAGGATCATACGACTATCCGTGTATGGAATATTTAAAACCTGCGTTAGTGCCATTGATGCAACCAATACTCAAACAGCTAGGTGTTGAAGACATGGGTAGGGTGTTGATTGTTAATCTCAAACCAAGTGGCCATGTAACCAAACATAACGACCAAGGAACGTATGCAGATCACTACAGTAGGTTTCATATTGTTCTTAAATCTAACCAGTGGTGTAGCCAAACTTGCGGAGATGAAGAGCAAAAGTTTGAAGTAGGTGAGGTTTGGTGGTTTAACCATAAAGAACTACACACAGCACACAATGTTGGCATGACAGACAGAGTGCATATAATATTTGATTGTGTAACCAAAAATTCTTTATGACGAGTGTGACCGTAAGTCCTGATAGTACCGCTACTGTAGACAAAAGTAGGATATCCAAAACGGAAATCAAACTTGCCACAGTTGACGAAATGTTGGCAACAGCCCAGACATTGTTTGACGAGCATTACGAAGAGATTGCACGCAACAAACACGTTATGGTGCTGAAACCAGACGAAGAAACGTACCGTAAATCTGAAGAGATGGGTACTATTTTTATATTGTCAGCAAGGCAAGGTGATAAGTTAATTGGTTATTCTGTTAATTTTGTCACTAATCATTTGCATTATGCTGACTTAAAACTAGCCCAAAATGATTTGTTGTTTATCAGCAAAGAACACAGGGGTGGCAGAGTCGGTTTAAAGTTAATAAAAGAGACAGAAAAACACGCAACATCGCTCGGATGCAAACTTATGTTATGGCACGCCAAAGAAAACACCACCTTGGCTCATATGCTACCGAGATTAAAATATGGTGTACAAGATATTATCTTTTCCAAGGAGCTATGACATGGCAGTTACGACAGCTATAGCAGCGGTTGCTAGTACTGGTTACCAAATTTACTCAGGAATGCAACAGAAAAAGGCACAAAAAAAGCAATTAGCATTGCAAGCACAAGCTAATGAAGATGCTAGAAAACAAGCTAAAGCAGAAGCTGATCGTGCTGACATAGAGTACAACAAAGCAAACAGGCAAACAGCAGATGTTGGTGCTATTACTGACGAAAGTGTACTAGCAGGTAAGGGTGGCGCAGCAGGTACTATGCTTACTGGCAATATGGGCATAGATCCTAATCAATTAAACTTAGGCAGATCCACCTTATTAGGCGGTTAATCAATGTACGAAACCAAGAGAAGTAAATTATTGACAAGGTGGGGTCACCTTCGATCTGAAAGGGCTACTTGGTGGTCACATTGGCAAGAAGTAACGACATATCTATTGCCAAGAAATGGACGTTATTTTGTGCAAGATAGAAACAAAGGACATAGAAGACATAACTCGATATACGACAATACAGGTACAAGAGCGTTAAGAACATTAGGTGCAGGTATGATGGCCGGTGCAACATCCCCTGCAAGACCTTGGTTTAGATTAGGTACAGTTGATCCAGAACTAAATAAATATCCACCAGTAAAAATGTGGCTAAACGATGTCACAGAACGTATGCAATTAGTGTTTACTAAATCAAATACATACAGAACATTACATGGTATATACGAAGAATTAGGAGCATTTGGAACGGCAGGGTCAATTATTTTACCTGACATGAAAAACGCAATACATCATTACCCGGTAACGTGTGGTGAATATGCAATTGCTACAGATTATCAGGGTAGAGTTAATACATTGTTTAGAGAATTTCAAAAAACGGTAGGAGAAACAGTAAGAGAGTTTGGATATAACAATTGTTCAACGTCCGTTAAAAACTTGCATGACAGAGGTTCATTAGATCAATGGATAACTATTATTCATGCAATAGAACCAAGAGATGATAGAGAGCGTGACTTTAGTAAAAAAGACAATATGAACATGGCATACAAATCTTGTTATTTTGAGCAAGGTGGTGAAGGCGATAAAGTACTAAGAGAAAGCGGATTTAGAGATTTTCCTGTAGTTGTACCAAGATGGGGCATATCTGGTGGCGATATTTATGGTAATTCACCGGGTATGGAAGCATTAGGTGACATAAAACAGCTACAACACGAGCAATTACGCAAGGCACAAGGCATTGATTACCAAACAAAACCACCATTACAAGTACCTAGTTACCTTAAAAACCGTGATGTAGATAGTTTGCCGGGTGGCGTTACCTTTATTGATGGGCAACAAGGCAAGATTGAAACAGCATTTAACGTAAATTTAAACTTGCAACACTTGTTAATGGACATACAAGACGTAAGGCAACGCATAAATGGTAGTTTTTATGCTGATTTGTTTCTTATGTTGGCAAATGCTACTGACACACGCATGACAGCAACAGAGGTAGCAGAACGTCACGAAGAAAAATTGCTTATGTTAGGGCCTGTTTTAGAAAGATTACATAACGAATTATTAGATCCGTTAATAGATATTACGTTTAGCAGAATGATAGAAGCAGATTTAGTGCCACCTGCACCAGAAGAATTGCAAGGTATGGAGTTAAATGTAGAGTTTGTATCTATGTTGGCACAAGCTCAACGTGCTATTGGTACAAATAGTGTTGATAGATATACAAATACAATGGGTGCTATTGCACAAATGAAACCTGATGTACTTGATAAATTTGATTCTGATGCATGGGCAGATAGTTATGCTGATATGCTAGGCATTGATCCGGGATTAATAGTACCCGGACAAGTTGTAGCTAAGATACGACAGGAAAGAGCAGCAGCACAACAAGCAGCAGCACAAGCAGAACAACAACAACAGGCAGTAGAAAACATGGCAAAACTTGGTAAAGTAGACTCAGGTAATGCTATGGACATGATGAACCAATTTAGTGGTTACAATTCACCATCACCATTGGAGGTATAAATGGATTTAATTGATCTAAAAAAAGACCCACAGCCTATTGACAGCAATGAGATGTATAACGAACCGATGTATAGCTACGGTTTGTGTATATCGTTAGGTAAAGAAGAGTTAGAAAAATTAGGCATAGAAAAATTACCAGAAGCAGGTAGTGAAATGATGCTAATGGCAAAAGCATATGTTAAAACAGTTAGAGAAAGTCAAGAAAAAGATGGCGTAGAACAGAATGTAGAGTTACAAATATGTGCAATGGCTATTGAACCAATAGATAAAACTGGTGATCAAGCAGATGGATTGTATGGAGATAAGGCATCTGCACCACCAAAAGCAAAGCCTGTTACTACACCTACTACAGGTACTTATCTAACTGGGAGTTAACTATGGAAGGATTTAAAGATTTATCACCTGATGCCAAAGTAAGGTATCGCAAAATGATAGAACAACACAATGCAGAAGAAGCAAACAAAAAGAAAAATAAGAAAAAATCTAAATTACAAGAATTTGCTGAAAAACTTTATGGAGGTAATAAGTAATGGAAGGTGCAGAAAAAATTATTCCTAGAAAAATAGAACGTAAAATAAAAACTTTAGAAACTATGAAAGAAGGAGGTATGGCATCAAAAAAACAATTAGAAGAATTAGAAAAACTTAAAAAACTTTATCCATCAATGTATTAATCATGAGTTTATACGAAAACATTCACAAAAAACGCAAAAGAATTAAAGATGGTTCTGGCGAGCGTATGAAAAGAAAAGGTGAAAAAGGTAGACCTACTGCAAAAGATTTTACTGAAGCTGCAAAAACTGCTAAAAAAATGTATCCTAATCAAAAATAGGTGTGACCGTAACCCTGTTATAACTAGATATATTTAAGCATGAGCGAATACAATCCACTCGATCTTAAAAGTCAACAAAAATCTAAAGACAATAAAAAGTTTGAAGATAGAATTGACCGACAGAACGAGGAAGCGGATATTAAATGGCTCATGAGCAGCAAGAGGGGTCGCAGATTTATCTGGAGACTTCTGGAAATGGCAGGTGTATTTCGATCATCGTTCAACACTAACGCAATGGCAATGTCATTTAGCGAAGGTAACAGAAACTATGGTTTGAAACTCTTAGACCAAGTCCACACTCTCTGCCCAGAACTGTATCCGACAATGATTAAGGAGCAAAAAAATGTCAGAAACGCTGATGACGGAAGCCAACCAAACCAATGAAGGCGATACGCAGCAGCCAGTAGACGCATCAACTGAGCAATCAACTGAAGCAACTACTGACACACAGCAGCAAGCTGAAAGTGTACAGGAACAACAAGTTTCGGATGAAACCGCTGTTGAAGATGAAACTAGCGAATCAGAAACACCACAAGGTGCGCCTGAGACATACGAGTTCAATACAAAAATTACTGACGATTCTTCTGAACTCGACCCCGAAGTAGTAACTGCATTCGGTGAAGTCGCTAAAGAACTTGACCTGCCACAAGATGCTGCACAAAAAGTATTAGACAAAGTTGCACCTGTTATACAGGCAAAACAAGCCAAAGTATTAGAGCAAGCTAAAACAGATTGGGCTAATGATTCACAAGCTGATAAAGAATTTGGCGGTGAAAATTTAGCTGAAAATCTTAATATTGCTAAAACTGCACTCGATGCTTTTGGTTCTAAGGCTTTGAAGTCGCTGCTGCATGAAACAGGCTTTGGCAATCATCCTGAGATAATCAGGTTTATGTACAAAGCAGGTAAGGCAATTAGTGAAGACAGTTATGTTGGTAACTCAGAAGGTGCTATGTCTCAAGGGGCAGATCCTAAAGATTTTAACAGCATAGCTAACGCACTATATTCAAATCAGCAAAACAAGTAAGGAGTTATTAAATGGCTACACTCTCAACCTCAAATTTAACACTAGCGGATTGGGCAAAAAGATCTGACCCAGACGGTAGAGTTCCAATCGTTGCAGAGCTACTATCTCAAACCAACGAAATATTAGATGATTGCGTTTTTAAGGAAGGTAATTTACCTACTGGTGAACGTGTAATTATTAGAACTGGTTTACCATCAGTTTATTTTCGTGCATTAAACCAAGGTATTCCCGGCAGCAAATCAACAACCGCTCAAGTTGATGAAGCCTGTGCAATTCTTGAAGCACGTTCTGAAGTAGACAAAGACTTAGCAATGTTAAATGGTAACACTGCACAGTTCCGTTTATCTGAAGACACTGCGTTCTTGGAAGCAATGAACCAGACACAAGCTGAGACAATGTTCTATGGTAACCCCGGAACAGATCCTAAGAAATTCTTAGGACTTGCACCAAGATATGGTGACTTATCCGCTGATAATGCTGTAAACATTCTTGATGCAGGTGGATCAGGTTCTGATAACGCTTCTGTATATCTAGTTGTTTGGGGTGATCAAACTGTATATTGTCCTTTTCCTAAAGGATCTAAGGCAGGTTTAACTCACGAAGATCTTGGCGAGCAAACTGTATACAACAGTGACGGTACAAGATTACAAGCATTTGCTACTCGTTATCAGTGGAAGAACGGTTTAGTTGTTAAAGATTGGAGATACGTTGTTCGTATTTGCAACATTGACATTTCTGACTTGCTTGGTGTTACTGGTACACAATCAGCAACTGCTGCAACTTCTCTTATCAAATTAATGGCAAGAGCAACTTACAGAATACCAAACATGGCTATGGGTAGAGCAGCATTCTATATGAACAGAACAGTTCATTCTGGATTGTCTATCGCAGCATTAGATAAATCACAAAATGTTTTAAAAATACAAGAAGGTTTATCACAGTTTGGAACAGCTAAAAGCTACTTATCATTCTTGGGTACTCCAATAAGACAAGTTGATTCGTTAATTAACAACGAAGCTCGTGTAGTTTAATTTTTATTTTATTAAAGGAGATCTAAAATGATTACAGATGCATTACTCAGAGTAAGCGAAGATCAAGCAGTTACATCTACTGCTGTATCTACTAACACTGTTGATTTAGGTGTTGCTAGAGACATGGGTGAAGGTACTGCTTTGTACATGAACTTTGCATTAACCGAAGCATTTGCTAACGGTACTAGCGTAACTTTTGAAGTTATTACTAGTGCAAGTGCAAACTTAGGTACACCAACTGTTATTGGTAGCAGTGCAGTATTAGCTACAGCAGCACTTACATTAGGTAAAAACATTGTTGTACGTCTAAATCCAGATATTGCCGGCAAGGGCCAAAGATATCTTGGTGCTAGATACACTGTTGTAGGTACTATGAATGCAGGTAAAGTTACTGCTGATATAGTAGAAACAATAGGTGATGGTCAAAAGTACTATGCTTCTGGCTTTACCGTAGCTTAATAAGGAGAATCTATGCCTATTTACAGAGCTAAAATCAAGTGTTTCGTTGGTCAATCCATGCGAGAACCTGATGAAGAGTTTGAATATAATGGAGAGTTCAATAGTAATATTGAATTAGTTGGTGGAACTGAACCTGATCTACCTGTGGCGTCAAACACAACCGTACCGTCAGAAGATGTTCAGCCAACTACTCAATCAGTTGATTATCAATCAATGACTAAAGCAGAACTCGAAGTGTTTGGTCGTACTATCGGTATTGAACTAGATAGAAGACAAACTAAAGAAACTCTTATTAGTCAACTTGTAGAAGCAAATAAGTAGGCATTGGTTATCTTATTTACTTACTGGGGGCTAGTAGTAATACTGCTAACCTCCTCTTTTTTTAGGAGATGTTATGGCAACTGAAGTAGATATTTGCAACCTTGCCCTAGCTCACTTGGGTGATGATGCAACAATAGCTTCGCTTAATCCACCAGAAGGATCAGCACAAGCAGAAAAAGCTGCACGGTTTTATCCAATAGCAAGAAACAATCTGCTAGAAATGCATACATGGAATTTTGCAGCAAAACGTGGAAATTTAGCATTAACTACAAATACACTTGATCAATGGGATTATGCATATGTAGCACCTGCGGATATGATGAATCCTGTTGCAGTTATATCTCCTTCGGCACAAAACGATTACGCTACAAGAATGTCAGCAGGTGACACTCCCGGAGGAATTACATCTAACTATGCACCGACTATTGTGGCAGGGCAATATTCACCACAACAATTTGCAGTAGAAGGATCATATATTTATACAAATCAAGAAAATGCAATGTTGCGATATCAAGCGTATGTAACTGACCCATCATTATTTTCTCCTTTATTTGTAACTACATTGTCATGGCATTTAGCATCAATGCTTGCAGGGCCAATAATAAAAGGTGATCAGGGCATGGCAGAAGCAAAACGTAGTACACAAATGATGCAAGGATACTTAACGCAAGCAAAACAATCAGATAATTTACACAGAGATATAACGGTAGAACATATAGTTCCTTGGACATCTGGGAGGTAATTAATGCCTGTAACACGCAATTTTAAACAAGCGTTTTCTGGAGGTGAAATATCACCAGAAATGTTTGGACGTATTGATGACAGTAAATATCAACAAGGTGCAGCAACAATGCGTAATTTTATTGCTAAACCACAAGGCCCTGCCGAAAACAGACCGGGATTTGCATTTGTAAAAGAAGTAAAAGATAGCACAAAAGCAGTAAGATTAATGTCTTTTACTTTTTCTACTGTGCAAACAATGGTCATAGAAATGGGTGATCAGTATTTTAGATTTCATACACAAGGTGCAACATTAAATTACAGCAACGGAACAGCATGGAATAGTGCTACTAATTATGTAACTGGAGATATAGCTTTATATAACGGTGTTAATTATTATGCTAAAACTGAACATCAAAACCAAGCACCGCCTAGTACAGGTTATTGGTATGCATTACCTGCTGATATGACATATGAAATACCATCACCGTATTTAGAAGCAGAATTATTTGATATACATTATGTGCAATCTGCTGACGTTATGACAATTGTGCATCCTAGTCACGCACCTAAAGAATTAAGAAGACTTGGTGCAACACAATGGGAACTTAAAACAATAAATTTTGGAAGTCCTATTGCGTCACCAACTGGTGTATCTGTAAGTGCCTATATTCCTTCATCATCTAGTACAAATACAGATACATATGAAGATCATGAATATGTAGTAACAGCAATTGGTAGTAACTTAATAGATGAAAGCGCACAATCTAGTTCTAGTTCAGTTAGTAATAATATTTTTGTAACTGGAGCTAAAAACACTATTTCGTGGAATGCTGTTAGTGGTGCTGCAAGATATAGAGTATATAAAGAACAAGCAGGTGTATATGGATTTTTAGGAGAAACAACTAGCACAACAATTGTAGATGCAAACATAGCACCAGATTTTTCTAGGACACCTCCTGTTTATGACAATCCATTTCCAAGTTCTAATAATTTTCCGGGTGCTGTATCTTATTTTGAACAACGAAGAGTTTTTGCAGGTACAAATAATGATCCGCAAACTATTTACATGACCAAATCAGGTACTGAAAGTAATATGTCTTTTGGTATACCTATACGAGATGATGACCGTATTAAATTTAGAGTTGCTGCTCGTGAAGCAAACACAATACGACACATTGTTCCATTAACACAATTACTATTGCTTACAGGGTCAGCAGAGTGGCGTATAGCATCTGTTAATAGTGACGCTATAACACCTAGTTCTATATCGGTAAAACCACAATCTTATGTTGGTGCAAACAATGCACAACCAGTAATTGTAAACAACAGTATGGTTTATGCTGCTGCTCGTGGTGGTCATGTAAGAGAACTTGGATATAACTGGCAAGCAAATGGATTTATAACAGGTGATTTATCTCTTCGTGCGCCACATTTGTTTGATAATTTTAGAATAGCAGATATGGCATTAGCTAAAGCACCATTGCCTATTGTATGGATGACAAGTAGTAGTGGTAAATTAATAGGTTTTACATATGTACCGGAACAACAAGTAGGTGCATGGCATCAACACGATACAGATGGCACGTTTGAAAGCGTTGCTACTGTTTCTGAAGGTGATGATGATGTTGTTTATTGTGTTATAAAAAGAACTATAAATGGTGCATCAAAAAAATATATAGAACGTATGGGTACAAGATTGTACGCCACTCAACGTGATAGTTTTTTTGTAGACGCAGGTGCAACATATAATGGCACAAATACAAACACAGGACGTAACGTAACTATATCTGGCGGTACAAACTATACAAAAGGAGAAAGCGTTACTATAACTGCTAATTATAATTTATTTAATGCACCACCTAATCTTGATGATGTAGGTGACGCAATTGTATTAGTAGACGGCACAAATTATTATCGTTGCAATATTGTATCTACTACAAGTCAAACAGTAGCTACAGTAAAACTTGATCGGGATTTACCTGTTAATTTACGCAATACAGCAATTACTACATATGAAGTAGCAAGAAATGTTATATCAGGTATTACATGGCTAGAGGGCAAAACAGTTAGCATATTAGCTGATGGTGCTGTACATCCACAGAAAGTTGTATCGAGCGGTTCTATTACGTTAGATCGTGCGTCTAGTATTGTTCATGTTGGTTTACCTTATGAAAGCGATCTGCAATCATTACCATTAGCTTTGCAAGCAGAAGCATTTGGTCAAGGTCGTGTTAAAAATTTAAACCATGTATGGGTAAGAGTATTAGAAAGTTCTGGTATTTTTGCAGGGCCAAGTGCAGATAAGCTAGTAGAAGCAAAACAACGTACAACAGAACCATATGGCTCACCACCTAATTTAAAAACAGAAGATATAAAAATTATGCTTACACCTACATGGCAAGATAATGGACAATTATTTGTACGTCAATCTGATCCATTACCATTAACAATTGTTGGATTAACACTAGAAGTAGCTATAGGTGGATAGTGTAACCGTAAGGCGATATAGTGTATGTATATTAGAAAAATAAGTAGTTGTTGAGGTTATGGCAACAAATTGGGATAAAGTAGGCGGTATTGCATCTATAACAGGAACTGTTCAAGGAATGATCGGTTCTTATTTTGCTGCGGAAACAGAAAAATACAAATATAAATCAATGGCTCTTGGCTATGAGCATAAAAAAGATATGGCTAAAATAAATAGCCGTATGTTAGAAAGGCAAGCACAACAGGTAGGTAGAGCATATAACAGACAGATAATGATTAAAACTATGCAAGCAGGTCAACGTAGAGGAAGAGCTACAGCAAGTGCTGCTGCAAGAGGTGGTAGTTTAGGTTATGGCAGTACAGCTAATCTTTTTGCTAGTGACGAAATAATGAAAGAAATAGACAAAATTACAATGAATACTAATAAAGTACAAGCAATGAATGAAGCAAGAATGCGTAAAGTAAATATGGATATTAGAGGAACAATGCTTGGTGTTTCACAAGCCGGGGCATTAGCTAACGCATCAACAGTTAGTCCATTTTTAAACATGAGTAGTACGTTATTAACTGGTATTGGTGATGTAATTAAAAACAAATATTTTGAAGGTTAATTATGGCTACAGTACCTTTTCAAACAACACCTACAGAACAAATTAGAGTTGGATCTGCACCTCAATTAAGTGCTACGGAAGTACGTCCAATGGACGATACAGTTACTGATGATATACAAAGATCTAGTAAAGCATTTAATCAATTTGCACAAATAGCAAAAGGTTTACAAGATGAAAGAGATGACGCACATTCTAAAGAATTACATACTGAATATCAAACAAAAGCATTAGAAATTGAAAATAATTACCTTTCATTAGAACTTGGTAATGCTGTAAAAGTAGTTGGTTATGAAGACGATGGCACTACACCTATTACTGCGTATGATCAAAAAGTAAAAGACCTTAATACGTTAAAAGAAGAAATAGCAGAAAGAACAGAAAATAAAAATCAATTAGCAATATTTAACGAAAAGTCAGCAGCAACAATATTATCTTCAACAAACCGAATGAGTAAACATTCGATAGCTGAAGGATCTAAACACGCTAACAACGAAGCTATTGCTGATATTAAAAATTCAGTTACAGAAACTGGGCTGTCAGTTGATGATTTCAATATGGGTGAAAATAGTGAATATGTTAAAAATTTACTTGCATTAGATGTAAAAATAAAAAATTATGCAGAATCAAAAGGCATTGCATTTGCAGGTGATTCGCAAGGCAGTACAGAAGACAGCGAAACATATATAAATATTAGAAATGGATATTTAAACCAAGTACATGATGCATCTATAACAAAACTATTAATTAACAATGAATATCGTAAAGCTGCTGAGTATTTAGAATTTCATAAAAATAATGGAACTATTGCAGAAGGACAAATAAACAAACATATGAAAACAATAAAAACTGGTTTAAATAAAGAAAATGGAGAAAACATTGCAGAAAATATAATAAGTGGAAAAAATAT